CTCCAAATACCTTGGGGACAGCAAGTGCCCAGTTAGAGTCACTATTGCATTTTAAGAAATCGCCAGCTTCAAGATTTCCAACTGCACAGGCAAATACCGAAACGGTACCAGGAGCAGAAGCATAATTGTAATAACTAACAGAATAAGTACCGCTTAGAGTAGTTGGAGTATACACAGTAACAATACCAGAGATTAAGTCAACATGCCAATCGCCATCAGAAACACATTGCGCAGCAGTGCTTTTTTCGGTTACGAACCGAGTCGAAGCATCAGCCAAACTGTTGTTAGCAAATGTGATCGGAGTACGAGTGACAGTATTCTTTGCAACAGGTAGGTTGTTAAAAGCGTCAAAAACTTGAAGATTTGCAGTTCGCGCACCAGCAGTAATCGTTTCCGAAGAAGTCGAAGCTGGTACAATTGCTAATTCAAGAACATAATCACATACAAGAGCAACACGATGTTGCATATTGTAATTATGATGTCTGTAAAATGCTGGGTTACTACCATCGTCGCCAGGGCTACCATCTCCACACCACTGAAGGAATGGATACGAAGCAACACCGACAGGAGATTTAGCAGACCAAGTTACCCCTGCAACTCCCATCCAAGCAGCTACGCCAGAAAGATCTATTGGACTTGCCGATACACTTGCGGAAGTACAAACATTGCCAGTTCTTACATCGATAGTTCCTACATTAACATCGTTTGTAGTATACGTAACAGTAGAGCTACCCAACATGTATTGTCCAGGAACAATGCGCCCTTGAGGGTCTGTCGATATAACCTTACCCGGCATGGTAACAATCCAGTTTTCGAAATGCCTATCGAAAAAAGAAACCGGCAACCAAGCCGCAGGTTTTGCTTCAAGATAAGGACGAATACCTTCAGATTTCTCTGCAACAGGTACAATATTCCCTACATGATCCCAAGATTTATGGTTGGCTGTTAGTTGGCCTACAGTGTTAAAAGTCATTTTCTTCTATGGTCCTCCTTAGACGTTCGCTTTCAGGATATTTTCTTTAATTTCTTTTATGATTTCTTCAGGAAGTTCTCCCTTGTTGAGCATGTCAACAAGTTGAGAATTCAGCCAATGTTCTGCATCGACCTTGCTTTTAAATGCCATACTGAGATACGTTGATTGCATTTTCTCAAATTTGCTTTGTAAAGCTTCTCCGTCTAAAACCTTCTTACGAGTACCGCCTGCCGTTGGATCTCCAACGCTTCCTTCAGGTGTTCTACTCGTTCCATCACTAAGCTTATCAGCGATTTTATTAATGTCAACTTCCTTAGTTAATTCTTCCAACTTAGCATCAACAGCTTCATCAGTTAACTCTTGAAACTTAACCATTCTATCTTCGTCTTCCTTCGCAACTCCGTCTTTGAGAGCGACAAAGAAATCAAGCTTATCAATTTTAGAATCTCTCAACCTTTTCTTCTCGTCGATTAATTCATCTCTCAGGCTATCTACTTCGCCTTGAAGCAAGTCATATTCTTCTCGTAATGCGTCACGAGTATCTTTTGCTTCTTCAAATTCTTCACGGATATCTCCGAGACTATCCTCAAGAGAAATAATTTCCTCCAAAAGATCAGCGTCTTGGAAAACTTTTACAACATCTTTAAGTTCTTGGCTTTCATCGACAGAAATAGATTTGGCAAAATTATCTTTACCTACCATTCCCGCGAGACGTTTGAGAATACTGCCAAGAGATTTAACCTCTTCTTCTGCCAACATGGGTTCCTTGCCATCCTTCTCAAGGTAAGTCTTAGCCCACATATGCTCTTCCATAACATTGGTTACCATATGAAGCATACGGGCATGTTCAAGGCCATCTTTGGCTTTCTTATTTTTCTTCACGCATCCCATTGCACGACCTTTGCGCATGATACTAGCCTTAATAGCTTTCTTATCGCCCGGCCCATTGTAACGATCCAATAGTCTAAGCGCAGCAGTATAGTGAGCAGAATCATTCACCGGGAATGATCGATCTGGTCCACAGAAGGTCGATTTAGAAAGTTTCTTTCTTTTAGCGGTACTTAACTTAGCGTCCTTAACAAGTTCCTCGTCGGCACCTTCCCAAGAGAGATCGTACAACTTCTCGACATCCTCTTCTGTAAGGCTTTCAACAGTCTCTAAACGCTTGAAAAAATCTTCAACACTTTCAGGTTTTTCTTCTTCGCTTTCAGAATCTTGCACATTCTTGTCGTCAGAAGTAGAAGTATCACCTTTAGCTTTTGCAGCCTCTTCAACTTCTAATTGTTCCTTTTTCTTAGTGCTATCTTGAACCTTTTCAACTTCCTTCTTCTTGCTCATGGAATGACTTTCCTCCTCGGACATTGAATCATATTGCGGGAATTCTAAGCAAATCTCATGCGTATCTCCCACATACTCGTTTTTAATTTCTATATTCTTAACGTTTCCGTTATAGTATAACTCTAAAACTTTAGAATGTCTATCAGCCGGAGTATTGGCCACAGAATATTCGTCGTAAGAAAAATTGCCAGCAATAAGAACCATTTTCATATCGTCATAGATATTGCCAGGCTCGTGCTCACAAGGTCCGTCTTCTATCCAGTCCTGTTTACAAACAGAACAAATAGCCTTATCTGTGGTAGCTCCAACAGAACCAGTTAAATATCTACCGTCTAAAAACTTCTGTATCGCGTCTTCATCTGTAATATTAGCTATAATTTGTACATGGCCGAGACCTTCGTAAGATTTATTATCAAGAGGAGAACTACCATCTTTTACCGACCGTGAAAAAAGATTCCGAATTAATTCAACCTGCATACCAAAAGGCATAGTTCCATCACAAAAACTCTGTATAACTTCGTCTGTTACATTAAGTTCATGGCCAGAACCATCTTTGATAGTCACGTTAGAATAATTGTCTCTAATAAATCTTGAAGTGTCTACATAGAACGAGTCGATAACTCGACCAATTGGATCACGATGTTCATCGTGATGTAGAAGAACTGGCTTATTATAATCTCTAGTAAAGGTAGAAGCTCCTTTCTTAAGTTTATCTGGCAAATAAAACATGTTATTTCTAGTAACAATACCAGCATGAGTAGCGGCTATACGGACCTTTAGACCTTTAACATCTTGATCGGTAATCGAATCTAGAAATACGCCTTTCTTGTTATCGAAATCGTCCTTCACTCGAACCAATTCTGGATTCATAAAACTGAATGTTACGAGATCGTTAATTCTTAGATAATTGTCTTTTTTTTTTTTAATTCTTATTTTAACTTACTATTGCAAATTTTAAATGCTGAAGCTTTAATTTTATCCTCTGACCAATCAGCATGCTTCGCCCGAAGATCTTTTTTAACCTTTAAAACACATCTCTCAAGCTTATTAGAATCAACTTTATCCTTCGTAGCTATACTCTCGCATACGGAATGAGCCATAGCGTTCGCTTCTACTTCGGCTAAACCCAAATCACTCTTTTTTATTTTTCTCGTCATCCTACGTATACAATCGGCCATCGTAGCAGGATTCCTTTTTTTCTTTTGCTTATCTTGAACACTATCAACTATGTTCTCTTTAGCTATCTCGTTCTTAACAACAGCAATAGTACAATCGCAATTTGCGTGGAACGGAGGAACATCATCAAGAGAAGCTAGAGATGTATCGTAAAGAATTTCTTCCAAACGTGCATGACATTTCTCGCAAGCGTCTTCTGTTAATTTTATCCCAAATTTCCCCAATCCAAGATGTCTCAACCCTATCACTTGCCCAAAGCTATTCGCCCGCCCTATCTCAACATCTTCTATAAACTTTGTTCTATACGAAAAACTATCAAAAGTATTTCTAATAAAACTTAAAGCCTCTTGAATATTTGTTTCTTTGTTGATATTGCGCTGTAAAGTTCCGATAGTATCGTTAACGAGTTTATCTACATACTTCTCCATTCGGTTCTTTAAAGAAGATCTATATATAGACAAAGCAGAAATAAATGCATCACTCCGAGTAGAACTAAAGCTAGAATAGCCTTTTCTGAAAGCGGTAATTTGATTATCGTGTAATTTGTCGATAGCGGACGAGATAGAAGTTCTGATAAGTTGGCCGATCCAAAGCTCGTCTATTTCGCCTTTATCAGAAACGTAAGAAACTATCTCTAATTTAGTTTTATTATATACGGTTGTTAAAGCAGCATCGTTGATACTGTTCTTAACGGTCTTCTTAGCTGGAGAGGGCTTCTTTGCTATAGCGGCCTTCTTAACGTCAAGCTCTTCTTTGCGCGCTGATTCAGCCGCCGCCCTTGCTTTGGCAGGGTTAGAATATGGCTCATCTACTGCATTAATAAGAGCCTTAGGTCTTTCCATCAGCGGCCATCTCAACGCATACCATTCTGGATATTTATCTCTATCATCCTGACCGTTATCGATTTCGTCATAAGAGGGAAGCTCTATAGGTTCTCGACCTACACCAAGTCTAGCTTCATGAAGGGTAACTACATCTTTATTATACTGATCCGCATAATGAGCTTCTTTTTTAATTTGCGAAAAAACATCTATTTCTTTGAATTTCAAAGCAACTATATTTTCATCGTCTAGGGCGTCAAAAGGAAAGTTAGACTCAAGTAATAATTCTTTAATGATATATTCATTAATAAATATTTCTGTTATTTGTTGATAATCCTTAACTCCATCTATAAGATTTTGAGATAATTGTTCGGCCGTACTTCTGTTGCTACTTTCGGTCTCTCCAAGATCTACTGGAGACATTCCAAGACCGGCAAACACTCTACGTTTAAAGTGGGTAAGATAGCTCTCTGCCCTTAAAGCTCTACCCTCCGCGCCGATAGCAGAAATCTCATGTCGTTCGGTGGTAACAATACCGCCTTCTGTAGGCATATACTGAATTTCAGCCTTAACAATGTCAACTTCCTTAACGCCTTTCTCTGTAGTTCCGGCTGGCATTTCTTTTGTGCCTACCTTCCACTGGAAAAGAGGGAAAAGGTGCTGATAGATAAGTAGTTCAATATTTTCTTCTATCTTTCTTAACGCTCGAATATCGTCAATAACTGGAGTAATTGTAGGAGTTCCAAATATAAAACCGTCCTTTCTTTCATAGAACATATGGACAATATCTTCAGGAACGAACTCTTTTGTATAACCGTCTGGTAAGCTCTGTCTCCATCGAACGATTTTATTTTCAGTCATCTTAAATTCCATAGTCTCCGCCGGAGCTATAAAATAACCAGCAACTGGCTTCAAAAGCTTTCTCGTTCCAGAAGGAACTCTTACCTTCCCTCCAGAAGATTTAATATCTCGAACCTTAACAACAAACGCATTAGACTTCTGAACAATACTTGTTCCCATATCTCTAAACAGTTTAAGGGTCGGGACACCAGTTGCGTTAGAAATCTGAGAAAATCGTGCTTTGATATACTTTATAGTTTTAGGATTCTTTCCAATAAGAGTCCAGCCCTCTTTATACATAAGGGCAATCTTTTTACTGAATGATTGTCTGGCATAACTTTCTACATCGATTATGCGTCCAATTTCTGCAAGATTATATTCAGGAGGATCCCAAGGACCTGCCTTCTTGGATGGATAATAGCTATAGCCTAAAACGGGATCTACTACGCGAGTAGTCGTAACAGGCTTCTTTATCTGATCGGCAAATACAACCTGAACAGGATGAATCTCTTTGATAGATCGATCACTCACTATCTAACTCCTCTACCCACTGATTCACCTTTTCAGCATCGGCGACAGTGGTAAGCATTTGACAACCAATAGTTGACTTACTTGCCACAGCAAGCAACTCAGCAGTTTTAGAAATATTTGAATCTAAAATGTCGTCTCCAGTATAGTTTATCAAAGAAGATAGATTTTCCAATGGAGTAGCATTTGGATCATAATCTTTGTTCTGCACTATTGCTATTTCGTTAATAGCGTCACTTATACCTCCGATATCTTCCTCTATGTTTATATTCTCTCCATCACTCCAAATACTATAGTTTTTATCTTGCGGAATCCTGCTAGCAAATGCATCAATCTCGTCATCTTCGCAATCTACGCCTGAATCTAAAGCGTCTATAATTGCCTTGATAAAACCTACTAGCTGAAGGATAGCTAATTTTTTAACAGAGAAATCTATATAAAGACTCGAACCACCAGCAAATTCTCCTAATAGTTTTTTGAATTCGTCAAATAGGGAAGTAAATATTGCGTCAATTTTCAAGCATGCCTCTCTCATAAAGGTTACTAATTGAAGAAAGATACCTTTAAGGGTTTTTTGAAATTTTTCAATATTCTGATTCGCCTTACCGATCGCAGACATATTCTTGTCCCGAACAGAATTGTTATATTCGTCTATAGCAGCTTTTTCTTGCTCTTTGTATTTTTCTATCGCAGCGGGATCGGCGCCATCTACGGAGGCGGAAGCTTTACGAATTTTCAGCAATTCAGCCTCTGCCTTTCTTATCCTCTCTTCTTCTTTAAGGCTAGATTCTACCACTTCTTTAAGATTAAATTCTACAGCTCGCGGCCTATAATCTTCTCCGCTAAAAGCAGGATCTTGAACGCTGAGAGCACCAAAATATGGAAGCTTTACGCTTCCACCAAAGTGTCCTGCTGCGTCTTGGACTGCGCCAGCTACTTGCTCTCCAAATATCTGAGGCCTTGAAGGATCTCCTTGTTTAGGTCCAAAACCGACATTTATTCTCTCTAGATCTTGGAAAAGAACATTATAGTCTAATTTGCTAAGCATGTTTTGAATGCTATCAATAATACATTCTATAGGTTTAATAATGAGCATTATGTACTTCATAAGGACATCAAGGAGATTGGTAAGAAATGGCATAAATAATGGAAGTATAAGACCAAGAGCAAAATCAATTACGCCGTTTAATTCAAAAGAAAGATCCATCATTAACGCCATAAGAACGGCCAATATTTTAAACAAGTCTGGAATGCACATAAAGTTTTTAAAAAAATTAAAGAATTCACATAGATCAACATACTGATCTAAATTCTTAAACATGTCTATAATGTTGCGAATTTGACTAAAAGCTCTAGTAATCCAAGCCGACATAGTAGCAAGCATTTCTTTTCCTATATCGGAAATACCAGCCTTAATATTTAGCTCATCCATCATATTAATTCTTACGCCACAAGGAATACAGTCGCTATCTAATATCTTCCCAAAATCACCACCAGGGACAAATCCATTGCCGATCTTAGAAATCATACTCTCAACAGTATCTTTAGCAGCTTCACCTAAAGACACGTTCTCATTTTCATTCTCGTCTTCTTGATTAGAAAGTGCTGCCCATGCGTTCTCGTTATAGCTATCCATCTGTTTGCTAATGGTGCTAGACATGCTACGCATAAAATTTAAATCGGCTGTAAGCGGAGCAACAGTGGCTCCTTTAGTCAGAGAAGCATGACAACCTTTCTTATATACCTTTGTAATGGCCTGACAATCTTGAAATTGAACAATATTAAGAGTCATTAGGGAGTTGCTCCAGATTGTTCGTCTACATTACTTAGCATATTCTTAGTAGATTTTGAAACAGGCACTAACTCGTCTGGTAGGAAAGGAAGAGGTATAACAGGTTTAATAAAACTTTTCCATAATGTATTAATCAATACCTTTATAAGTTCGTCTCGGAACTTATCTAGGTCTATAGGTTTTACAATTTGGTTCTTCTTATCAAGCTCTGGTCTAAGGCCGCCATTTTTAGAAGCTTCTGTCCCGAGGCCTCCAATAGGCACATTGCCGCTCAATAGACTTTCGCGAGCCTTAGCTACGTCATCTGGAGTAATAACAGCATTCTGTCCTATTTTTTCTCCATGATCTCTGATGCTATCTTCGCATAACTTATACTGCTCATATGTAATTCTATTTGGATCTGCGTCTGGATAAGATCTTCTCATCGCTTGGATAGCAAGAGCGTCTACACTGGGATCTAATTCTATAATTTGACCTTCTGCTTCATCATCTATAAGGCCTTGAGTTAATTCAGCAAGCAATTTTAATGCATCTGCATATGCTTTTATCTTTTTTCTTTCGTTGCTTACCTCTTCAGGATCAGAAGGATCTGGTAGAGCAGTTATTTCTCCTTCTTCTTGATCGGGTTCGACAAAATTAATATTCGGCCGAAATTTTAGAATATCTCTACTATTAGAATCTAACTTCAAACAGCAATCTCCTCTGCCGTAACTCGAAGAATAACGTCGTTATACGAAGCAACGCTCGCACCACGAGGAACCTCTATTCGGAACCAAAAAGGAAGATAGGTCGATATATCAGAAATGGCGGACATTGAAATGGCAACACCAGCAGTAATAGCATCCCATTCAGCGCTTGTAGGTTGAGTATCCCCAGCGCTCAATTTCCAGCTAAAGCCATTGCTGTCTGTGATATCCATGCCACTCTCATCTACAGGATCTATTTGAATGCTAGAATATGAATATGAAGCACTATCGTTTCTAAGGTAATACTTTGTTTCCGCAGTACGTCCAACTCGTCCATCAAAGCCATGTCTCATAGGGTTTGTCATAGTTTTTGACTGGCTATAAGGATTATCTGGAGCAGCCGCTGGGTATATTTTTAAAGCCATGAATGTCTCCTATATATTTTTCCTTGAAGGCTTAGAGGTCCTAACAGATCTATTCGGCCCTGTTCTCTCGCCAGAGCGTATCTTAGGCCTAGGAGAATCACTTCCAAAGCCAGGCCAAGCCCAAAGTTTAACCTCTCCACCCCTATTTAAATTCGCGCCAGGTAAAGGATTGTTATTTAAGATAAGATTTTCACTTGGTGTCATTTCTTCTGCTCTATTTAGATCTGGCCGACTCTTTGCTCTTTCGTCGACCTTCTTTTTATTCTCGATGATTATACCAGCTCCTTCAAGGTCTGGCATTATTTTTTCTCCAAATCTACCAGCAAATTGAAAATCTACGCTATAACTGGGTTTACCGAATAATGTTTTTTCTAGAGTATAGCCAACAAGGGCCAACATAAGGGCATCTAGTGCATGATCTCCTATTTTTGGATCAGATGTTTTATATACTGGAGAACCTGTAGAAGTAACATGATCTACTATGTAACTGAGCAATTGTTTTTCTAACTTGTCGTCATTTTCCGAATAATGGAGAGTTCCTGTTTCAAACCAGCGAACAGTATTTTCAACAAGGAAAGGCTTAGACGGTTTAGAAATAGGTTGCTTAGTGATAAGATCGTGAATTTCTACTCGCCCGCCGAAATTATAACCTTTAACAATATCCTTCAGCTTTGCATCTG